CCCCCGCACCTACAGCCTGCGATCCTGCTGCGCTAGCAGCGCCGCCTGCGCCACCACCGAACCCGTTAGCACTTGCCGTCTGCTGGCCGTTTCTAAAGATGTCGGCACCACTACCCCCAACAGGAACCCCGTTATTAACTGTACCCCCCTGACCACCACCCCCTCCCGCCGCCGTCAAAGTAATCCCTGGCAAAGTAAAGAATGTCTGTGTGCCGTTGCCACCATTCGTTCCTACTGTGCCTGTTGTGCCAGCGGTGATACCGTTAGACCCAGTCCCCCCTTGACCTAGCGTAATCAAGTTAGTGGACCCGCTAAAATCAGCAGGGGTCGCCCAGTACTCGAAGCCGTACCCGCCTCCGCCTCCTGAACCGCCTAGAGCGTTCACACCCGAATTCGTAACAGATCCCCCGCCGCCACCGCCCCCGCCGCCTATCATATATATGCGAATATATTTAGCATTCGCCGTAGGCACGTAATTACCCGTTACGCCGGTACCCGCAGTGCCAAAGAACCCCACAAAATTTATGGCCGTCCCGCCGCCTGCGCCGCCAGTTGCACCTGTGAAACCGGTGAAGCCAGTGGGACCTGTAGGCCCGGTTGGTCCGGTGTTACCCGTGTTACCAGTTGGCCCAGTAACTCCAGTTGGCCCAGTAACTCCTGTAGGACCTGTGTTACCGGTTGATCCTGTGTTTGGTGGGACACCTTGTGCTCCTGTAGTTCCTGTAGGACCCGTCAGGCCAGTGGGTCCGGTGGCGCCCGTGTTACCGGTAGGGCCCGTCGACCCCGTAGGCCCAGTAATACCGGTGGCCCCAGTGTTAGGCGATGATCCAGCAGGGCCCGTGTTACCGGTCGGCCCGGTCGGCCCGGTCGGCCCTGTGTTACCAGTGGGACCAGTCGGCCCAGTAGCGCCCGTCACCCCGGTCGGCCCAGTAACGCCTGCCGACCCTGTCGGCCCTGTTGCTCCAGTGTTCCCTGTCGGCCCAGTACTCCCCTGCAGGCCGGGCGTCCCTGTCGCCCCTGTAAATCCAGACGCGCCCGTAGGTCCAGTCACGCCTGTTGCACCCGTATACCCCGTCCATCCTGTAGCTCCTGTAGTAGTCGCGGCAGCGGGAGGCCCCGTAGGACCAACCACTCGCTGCAGGATAGGGACCGTCCAGATACGTTGTACTGACATTAGGTTGCCGGAACTTGCGCTGATAGAAGACCTGAGGAGAACGTCATACTGCCGGTATTACCGCCAGGACTTAGTTTAGCCGTTACGATAGTGACCGTTACCCCGCCCACCGCGCCGGTAGGGCCCGTTGCGCCCGTTGCGCCCGTGCTGCCAGTCGGTCCCGTAGGCCCCGTCACACCCGTCGAACCGGTAGACCCTGTCGAACCTGTAAAGCCAGTCGGTCCCGTAGGCCCCGCTGCCGGTCCCGTAGGCCCCGTAGCTCCCGTATTAGTCGCTGTACCGGCAGGGCCCGTAGGACCTGTACGACCGGTGTACCCTGTAGCCCCCGTATTAGTCGCTGTACCAGCCGGGCCCGTAAAGCCAGTAACCCCAGTCCCGATGGGCCCTATAGGGCCTGCAGGGCCCGTAACTCCAAGGCCACCCGTAGGACCAGTAGCGCCCGTACCGCCTCCCGTAGGCCCCGTATAGCCCGTAGCGCCCGTGTTAGCGGCAGCGCCGCCTGCGCCCGTAAACCCTGTAGGTCCTGTCGTACCGGTAGGACCAGTAGGTCCTGGAACGTTAGAAGCCGCACCTGAAGGACCAGTAGCGCCGGTAGGGCCTGTCGGCCCTGTATTGCCTGTAGCGCCCGTATTAACAGCGCTTCCAGGCAAGCCGGTAGGTCCGGTGGGACCTGTATTTCCAGTAGGTCCCGTAGGACCGCCACTAGGTCCAGTCGGGCCGGTATTACCTGCAGGGCCAGCAGAACGAAGCGGAATAGGAACTTGGACGGGTGCTTGTCTAGCCATGAGGACCTGTGGGACCTGTGGGACCTGTAAGACTGGGGCCTGCGGGACCTGTAGGTCCTAATATAATACGCGTGGGCCAGACATGAATAGGAGGCTCAGGCGAGCGCTGAAGCTGTGGCACTATTATACGGGATACAGGCATTACTAGGTCCCCGTAATTGTGACACCTGAGTGCCAGTCGATCTCGCCATACATGAGACCTTCTATAACGCCCGTCGTTTTATCCTGCATAACCATATCGTACACAAATTCTGCAGGGGGCGTTCCGAGTGCTGCGCGCATGGCAATATCGGATACGTTCATAGCAACGACACGGTTGACCGGGTCAACAATAAGGATGTTGCCTAGCGCGGTGCTACATTGGAGGAGAACAGGGTTTTGCCCGATGGGCTCAGTAGTAACGTTTAGGTACAGGTTGGCATTACTCAAGTTCCAGGTGAAATCCGTCGGATCACCGAACTGGAAGTTGTCGCTCCACCAGAGGTTATTCTGGAGGGTCAAATCAACGCGCGTAAGCGGACGTACATCCATTTACCACCTCTGGCCAGAGCCGATCGTAACCACCCACCCGTGCTGGGACTTGGTTCGGAAAAAGTCGGGGAATGACCACTTCTGGGTTCCCCAAGTGTTATTTCGTAGCGTGGCCACCTTGCCCATGGTGACACCTTGTCGGAAGAACTGATATCGTCTTGTGCCTTCTTTAGCATCGCTGTACGGCCTGTTTAGCTGCAGCATCATCTTGCCCATGACACCAGCAAGGAGGTACTCGCTGTAGCGATCGCACACCCACTGCGGCACATCAGGAAGGTCCCCAGGCTCGGGCCGGGCAACGTTCTTGATCACCGTCACCCACACCGTCTGCGGCTGGTTAGGCGGATACTGGATACGGAGCACTGGCGGAGCCGGCATGTCCGCGTTCCACGGGAACGTATTCGGGTCGATCACACTCACCAGCTTGTCAATGATGCCGGCCGGGAATGGATCTCCAAGGCTCTGCGGGTTACCCGTCATAATGTAATACAACATCGTGCTGGGCTGTAGGAGACCAGGAATAGCCTCCATCCACATCGTCGTATCCTTGAACCATTCCAGGAACATGTCGTACATGATGTTCCTAACCATGGCGTCAGATGAGCCAATCAACTCCGACCTAGCACGATCATACAGATATTTAACGTGCGCCGGTTGTTGCTGTAAGCCAGTCGGCCCGGTGGCCCCAGTCACCCCAAAAAACGCAGGGCCCGTAACAGCACCGGTCGGCCCAAGAAATTCAGGCCCCGTCGTCCCAGTGGGCCCCGGCCAGGGTTGCCAAAAGGAAGGGTTAATAGGTTCGGTCATTACGGTCCTTTCGGCGGGCTCTTACCTTGTGATTGGCGGGTCCCCAGGAGCAGGTTCTCGTAGGACTTTATGAATCCGGTTGCCCGCTCGTCCACAATATCTTCTTGATCCCTCTGCATGGAATGCCCGCAGATGCCGTAGACAACTGCCTGCCGGAACTGTTGCTCCAGAGGGACCCAGTTAGTCCAAGTAGGATTAGTGCTATCAACCCCGGCAGTGGTAGAAATTGAATCGTTCCAGTCATACTGCGGCACACCATCAAGATTGTCCATGAAGAGATCGGCACGGATGCGCCGAGTCTCATATATTGTCAAGTTTAACGCCGTCACAAGATCAGCTGTAGCGTACCGAAACGGCGGGACGTTGTCCTGAAGAAGCGTGCGAGCATCCGTCAAATAGTCCCCGACTATATCGAACATTTAAAACTCCAGCACCTTCAGATTGCTCGTAGCAGTAACCGTCACTCGGCCTGCCACCGCTCCGTTATTATGGCTCGCGACGGCCCCTGTGTCTAGGAACTCATGAACCGCGATCGAGGTAGCGCTCGTGCCGAGTTGAATACTAACGGTCTCAGTCGGGCTCTTGATGATGATCCCTCCGTTTACACAGGTTCCTACCCAGTGGTTAGTAGCCTGCTGCGAGAGACAGGTCGCTTGCGTACCAAACACCCTATAATCCTGAGTCCCTAACCAGATGGCGAGCAGATACTTGCCATTGCTTTTCTGGAATAACATTGTGTAGGGTTGTATAGTGTTGCCGTTTAAGCGTGTTACCGTGTAGGACAGCGGCACAGGCGTAAATGGAGTTGGATCGTTGAACATTGCCAACAGATTTTTCTCAGCAATCCATTGGGGTTTAAGGTTGCCAAGGTAGTCGATCATACCGTAGCCGGAATTGATATCACCAACTCTCACAGGCCGGTCATCCGCAATCTGATGACGGAAGACCCCTGCGTAGCCGATCTGCATCATCGCTAGAATGCCGCGAGGCTCATACCGTGCAATAATCGAATCCGGCATCGGCCAAGCGGTCGTCCACCCATACTCGGTTGCATAAATCGGCATGCCAGGAAAGAGTGGCTTGATCTTCCGTAGATAGTCGAGCTGCCAACTATGCTGATAAGGCGTCCCGCCCTGGAGCCCCTCAACGTTCAACTCGTGAGAGTAGGGGTGGACATTACCAAAATCCGCGAGGCCAGCGAACGTCTTGAGGCCGCAGTTGGGAATAAGATCGAAGCTGGGGCCCAGGATCGGCAGAGAGTTAATCTGGGGATTTGTATCCGTTCGAATTTCGTTCCAAAGCAACTGCTGCGTATTAAGGATCGTTTGACAACCCTCGTAATGCTCGGGCTCATTAAGGCCCTCAGCTTGACGCCAGCCGCCGCTCTGCGCGAAATCATACTCAATATGGGCCTGAAGTTTGACCGGCACACATAGAGGATCGGCCGGGTTGCATTGAGGGGATACGATCGTAAGCTTGATACCGGCCGCGCGCATCGCCTGCTCGCGCTGAAAGAACTCAGTCTGGTGCGTGCCCCCATCCCCGGAAGGAGCATTACCGCCGGCACGAACGTAGCGGATCTTAGACGCGATTAGCTCCTTCATCAGAATGTCGGTAAAAAGCGGATCACAATAAACGCCACCCGGCTTGGTGCCACCGGGACAGGGTTGAAATGTCTCTGGATGTACGTTCATCCCGACAAAATCAACGACCTTATCGGCAGGGGTGGGGGTGACTTGGGCCGCAGCGGCAGAAGTAAGCAAGAAGAATGCAATCAATGCCTTCATGTTTGGCTTCTCCATAGGTTAAGTCCTCCTTAGCAGGAGGGCCTTAAGGGGCCGTTAACTTGCCAAGGTAATCGATTGCGGCGTGGAATGTTTTCACGTTTTCTTTGAATAGCCCGAGTCCCGTATTACACTTGTTGCATAAAATTCCCCTTACTTCCCCCGTAGCGTGATCATGATCAATATGCCAGCCCCTGCTGGGCGGCTCTGTAGATTTGCAAATCGCACAGCAACCGCCCTGCCTTGCCAGAAGCGCATCGCGATCTTCATGTGTAATACCGTATCGATAGTTACATGCCCATCTACGCCATTGCTCACGTCGTTTTTCTCTAACTTCTGGTCGTGCACGATATTCCTTCAACCGTTCTTTGTGGCGCTCCCTATATCGGCGCTGCGAGGCATTGTTTTGTGCTTTCCATTTTTCGGGGTTCCGTTTTCGCCAGTCTCTAACATAAGCAGCGGGATTTTTAGCAGGCATTCAGGTCTCCAATACAAAAGGGCTAGCCTGAGCTAGCCCTAATGTAGTTCGCAACGCCCCCGTTGTCAAATATCGGAGTTACTTATGACCCGGGTGTGACATACGCCTGGGTTAACGCGCGGCCGTCCACCACTTGGTAACCATATACCTGGAGACCACGAAGGACCTGACCGAAAGTCAACTCAGATCGCAGAGTTTCAACCTTAGATATCTGCGATGCAAAAGTTAAACCGTGGGCATGCCCTGCAAAAATCGGCCATTCGCCTGCTTGGAAGTTTACGTTGTCTGTGCTGTTGTTGGGCAACAGATTGGATATGTAGATCGTGAAACGATCCACCATCCCGAGGCGCCCATTGCGCAGCATAGACACACTATCGCCAGACAGGTATGCCTGCCGAAGCTCCGACTGCTTAATCTGACGACCAGCCCACGCCGGCATGACGACCCATCGGCCGACTTCTGGAATGTTCTGTTCGTCAAGCACCTGACCCATACGCATCAGCACGTCGAGAAGTTCGACTTCACCAGCGGTAGGATCACGAGCCACAACAGACAACGGAGACCCGGTTGCACCGAGATTAACGTTGCCGGTTATGACGCCAGCAGCGGTGCCGCGGTTAGCCGCAGCCATCTGGCTAACAATGCCGTCGAGGACATCTTGGTCCACGGCGATCTTAAGCTGCTGAGCAGCGTCGTCCGACCAAATCGAAAGAATGTTCAGGTCAGACTGTATTTCCATCACATCGTCAAGGATCAAGCTGAAGAACTTGCCGTTGCCGATATACAGCTCCACCGAGCCGCCGGACGGGCGATCGAGGGGGAGCAATTCGTCCGCAGCATAGTTGCGGATCGTGATGGTGGCCTTCGTGCGGATCTTGACACGGTCGCCCTTGTTTTTGATTTCGCCTTCGTAGTCGGTGTTGGAAATAGCGGCCAACACGGTAGAAGCGTAGAACTTCTCGACTAGCTTACCACTCCAAATTTCCGGGATAAAGCCCGTCGCTTGGAGGGTGTTAGCTACACCACCAGCCGGGTAGATCGTAGTACCACCAGCCGGTGCAATAGGGAATGCACCACTCGGAATGCCCATCTAAGGCTCCCATTTGTTAGGGAGCCTTACCTTTGATAGGCCCCCCGGTTAACCCTTAATGCGGCCCAAACGTTGGCACTCCATAATGAAGGCCTGATCGTTGTGGTAATCCTGCTCTCGTCCTACGTACACGCCCTTTCGGACATTATTGTAGAACTGCTGGATTTGACCGCGCGTTATGAAGATGGGTTCAGCGGGCGCGTTAGGCGGTGTGCCTACGGCTGGCTTAGCGTGGCCTGGGGCAGTTAGCGTATTTAACGCTATTGCCGGATCATTACGAGGCGGGGCATTAAGCGCCGGCTCTTGTCCCGACAAAAACTTTGTATTCCCCACGGCCGCTTCCTCATTGAGGAAGCCCCGGAAGAACTGAAGCACTCTTGAGGCATCGCTGGCTCGGAATGCATCGTTCAGTAAGTCTTGCCGTACAGTACCGGAGTAAATATCTCGTAAACGGAGCCAATTTTTAAACTCTGGGCTAGTGTTAATCTGAGGCCAATTCGGGATCTCCGCATCGAGCAACCCATTAATGGTGTTGACCGTCTGCTTGCGAAGCTGCTTCTGCAAGAACTGATTCTGCTGCTGCAACTGGCTCAATTGGGGTTTAACTGCGTCCATAGCTGCACGAGCAGCCGTATTAAGCCAGTCCTCGCCATACGTCTCCACGTCCTGCGGAGTAATCATCTTGTGCTGAACAGGAGGCGGTGGCTGTTGTAGTGGTGCGACGTTTTGTCGCGAGGTATTTTGCAGACGCACAAGTTCGTCGCCCATCTCAGTCATCGTGCCTTGAAGGGAATTAACTGTATCCTGGGACTGCTTAAACCGCCCCTCCATAGAGCGAGCATGCTGCTGCCACTTGGCTAGGTCCCAGTCCGCACGAGGCTCATTTGCCGGCGGAGCCTGCGGTGGGGGCGGCGGTGGGGGAGACTGGGGAGCGGGTGACGCAGGCGGGGGTGGGGCTAAGGTAGCCTGTCCTGGATAAGCCTGCGCGTGGATCGCTTCTGCTGCTTCTTTAGCCGCCTTAACAGACGGCGGCAGCGGTACATTGGGGTCAATCGGGGGAAGGGGCATGCCCTTCGCGTCAACAGTAACAGTGATAGGTTCAGCCATTTCTCTTCTCCTGTGCATCTAGATTGTGAAAGGTCTCCGCAAGGGCTTTACACGCTTGCGCAAATCCTTTGGCTTCTAGAATGTTTGAGGCATCCGCATCCAATACGGCGTTAAGGGCCGTGAAGGTGTATTCGTCGAACATAACTACGAACCGCTGCCATTCGTCGGGGGCTCTCGCCCGCAAATGCCGGCAGGGGTTTTTAAAATCAGATGTTATCACACCATACCGTTATTTTGGCCCATCTGCGTATCATCGCTGCCGGAAGAGAACGGATTAGGAGTTGGTCCCCCGGCAGGGGGAGTAGGCAGAGGAGTTTGCTTAGCGTAATCATTCATCGAGGGAGCACCCATCCCCAGCGGCTGCGGCCTAGGCTGCGGCGGGAAAGGACGAGCACCCTTACCTTGATGTGTAACAATCTGCCCCTTCTTTGACAGAGGCGTTAAATCTTTCTTCATGGGGCCGCGGTGAACACGCATTAGGATTCTCCCGTCAACCCAGTATTACCGAAGCTGCCCTGGCTGGACTTCTGGCCCTCGGACATACCAAGGGGCTGCTCCGCGCCAAGTTCGGGCTTCGAGTAGTCCCGTCTGCTGACTTTAAGGTGGGGGAACTGCGTCGGGGGGCGCACGGATCGTTGGAACCGTGCACCGCCGCTATTAGAGCCGCCGCCCCCCTTACCGAGGCCAGGGACGCTAACTTTAAATCCCGCCATTATCGAGCGCTCGTAATGCCGGCGCGAGCAGGGATGCTCGGGCTGTAGCCGAACATCTTGGTGCTGCCCCCGGAAGCAAAACGATCGCCGGTCCCAGTGGACTGATCTGATCCAGTATCGTGGGCGGTGACGCCCTCATGCTGGCTTTCGGCTGCCTGATGGCCGAACATCTTAGTGTTGCCACCCTTAGCAAAAGTCTCGTCCGACCCGCCAGCGTTGTTGCTAGAGATCGCCGAGGCGCCAGACGAACGAGCAGTCTTACCCTTCGGAAGCGTGTAGCCGTCGCCACCAGAGCCCTTCGAGCCCGTCCCCTTGTGGACGTTGTCGCCCTCGCCGAAGCCGGCTTCCGTACCTTTGCCCTTTGCCATAAAAAAATCTCCCGTAGAATTCTACGGGAGACCCTTACCAAGCTGACGTTAATAATGGCTTACTGGATTTTACTTCGTGCGACACAAAGTTGCAGAACTTCTTCGTCGTCCTTCTGTTCCTCCCGAGGAGCAAACAGGGCACGATTACGGAGATCCGCATTCGCCGGGCGATCCGTCAGGTAGTACACCGCCAGGGATTTCCTATAGACATTATCCGGCAGGTGGAGGGGCTCACTCAGACCGTGCCACGACTGCTGCGATGTCTCAAAAATGACTGCACGGTTGAAGTAAGGAAAGACCACCCGCTCGATCGCGCCGGGCCCGCTGCAGTTATCCCCTCTACCCCATAAGCCGAACCGACCGCCCCAGGATTCATGATAGTCCTTCGTCAGATAAAGGATTACATTCAGCTTACGCTGGAGATCAAACTTAGGATGAACAGAATAGTCGAGATGAGGATTAAGGTTCCCCCCGTCTCCATGAATATGCCAGCCGCCCCCATGCAAACCATAATCAGGATACAGCCGGACACCAGCCAGCGTAGATAAGGCGGAGACTGCGGTCTCCGAGCACATATAGGTAAAGAACTGGTAGGTTTCAGGCGGGAAAGCGTGCCAGTCATTAAGTGCCTTTTTGTTCTCAATCGCATTGTTATAAACACACCAACGCTTGTCCTCATAAGGCGGGAACTCATCTGCCAAAGCAGCGGCTGAGTTATAGGGCAGAAAGCTATCGATCACGACGTACGGGAATGGCCTTGCGGTCTGCCAGTCAAGCTTCTTATTAGCAAGGCGGTTCCAGATCCACGAGTGGGGGATCATAGCGGCTCCTCCGTAGGATATCCAGTGAACTGGGTGTAACCATATTCACCCTGATAAAACTTGAAAGGTAGCACGTCAGAAGCCTCCAAGTGTCCCCAAATAGGTAGATCGCCCGGCATGGTCTGTGTACGCTGTACGAACCGCCTTAGTTGATCCTTGTAGTGAGCATCGATCGCAAATAGCCGATTCTTCGGCCAAATGTGAACCGAGCCGCAAAATCTCCAATGATTGTCAAAGTCGCTAATGGGATAGCGTTCACGTATACCTGGGAAAGGGATTGTATCCTTGGGGGGGTTCTTATAGATCGCTTCGAATAACCCTGCAATGTGCTTCTCTTCAACTTGCTCATTCCGCCATGCGCCTTGTTTCAGAACTCCCGTATCGAGCCACACCCAAATATCAACATCCTGGTTTTCTACAGCAGCCATAAGCGCCCACGTCGTTCGCTGATGCTGAATGTAATTTACCAAAACATGCTCGTCTCGGGACTTAAACCGATCGGGCGCGGTCGGATTATTCGGAATATGAATTCGCGGCCAGAACTCCCGAATTGCCCAACACTCTCCCATCGGGTAGTTGTTGAAGAACCGCAGAGGCACAACCTTAGCCATCCGTGCAGCTAATTCCTCGAACTTACTTTGGGGGAGGCACATATCCTGCTCGGCTGCAGGGACGAAACCTAACGGCGAAAATCCGCAAACGCCCTTAATCTTCATGGTCGATGCCTCACAACAAAAAGATACTCATAAGGTTGAACCTTCGGACCATGACCCCCTTCAATAATGACCGACTCTGCAAGGTACGCGGGTGGCACGGCTGCGAATAGTCCGAGCAAATTCACTCCTGGCCCCGCCCCCAAATCTTCAACCACATAATACCCATGCGGAGCCAGGAACGGCAGGAGCGCTTTTAATGAAACGATCTGGTGCTCACGCTCGTGCGAACCGTCGTCTACTATTAAGCCAAAAGGAGGCGTGTCGGGAGGAAGCTTCGCCAAAGCATCATATATAGAACGTGGGTTATTCTGGTCGGCCATCAAGACCGTTATACGTTCTTCGCTATGCTTTAAGCATTCCGCATTTGTATCGAGGCCTACGATATGTGCATTGGGGAAAAAATCCCGCCAGACCCGCATCGAGCTGCCCCCATGCACCCCTATTTCCAAAACCGATAACACTTCAGCGCGCATATCCTTGAACAGACGATAGTACACTGGACTATAATTATGCACAGTGTCGCTGTCCCCACCTGCATACCGAAAGTGTGGCCCGCCCCCTTTATCAGTTTCATGTCGTTTGCACAGATGACAAAGTGGCGTCATCGCTTCCGCCTCGTCCTCATAGTCCATTGTATTTCTCCACATCATGGGGCATTCGTAAACATTCGATTATCATGGTCCGCCATATAGACAGTCATTGGTAGCTGATCGAGCAACTCCATTCTAGCAAGCGTGTTCACTTCCCAAGTAACAAGCTGATCAATCTGAATATACTGCAGCATGACCGAGCGGAACAGTTTATAAAACTGCTCCACCAGCCGCCGCGGCACGACGATCACGCCCCCACAGAAACGCCAACAAGGCTGAGACGGGTCAACGGTTGGCGAGCGGTTCCAGCAGCCGGGCGCGGTGATTCGTTCGTAGTCCTGGATCTTGTCAAGGAACTTACGTATTACCTTGGTCGTAACCCCTTTATGCGCTAAGTGCAGTATGCCGTAGTCGATCCAGCAGTAGACATCTGCCGGGTTGGCCGTATCCTGCTTCATGGCCTCGTATAGCCACTCCGCCTTTTGGTTCTGAATACAATGATACGCAAGTGTATTTTTGGCTGGGTTATCTGCACGGGCGTGTCTAATGTTGACGACATTGTACATGTACCGGCCAAGCATCGTCGTTTCCCACCCTGCAGCGGGATCGTCGAAACACAGAACTTCGTGGGGCTTGCAGGCCTCGAACAGCTTCTCACCGAGAGCCTTGTAATCTTCCCCGGTGCGGGGATGATTCGGTATCTCAATAAACCCGGTTACGACTTTCACGACCCCCATAGCATGGCCCTCACATCATCCACGGCCAGTGTTGCAAGCCATGCCTCCCGATCCAGTACACCGAAAGAGATGTAAATACGGCTATCCCCAGGAGGGCTAGCAAGTCCAGCAGCAAACTCAATTTGCTGATCAAAGAAGCAAAACGGGCGCGATATCTTTTGGAGCTTGTATTCATAGTCATACCACATGAATCTGTGTTGGTAATAGCGTTTACCGTTTGTGGGATTAGGCCGTGCCTCATGCACGATAGCTAACCGGCCCCCCTCGAAAAAGATAACTTGGCCGCCTCCCGAAATTTGATCAAGCGCCATGTCAGGCTCATGTCGTTTACGAAGATTGCCAAAGCAATCCATAACAACGCCGGGGCGGTACATAAAGTCCCGAGAGCCACAACAGAGCATAGGCATCCAGTTCTTTTCGTTCTGTTTCTCCACAAACTTCGGCTCGATCTTACGCCAGTTGTGCAGCTGTCCGGTCTCTTCGTTTATCTCGAAAAAGAACTGTTCGCGATATGCGTGCTCATTCTGTTCAAGAACGCATCCATTAGCATATAGGTGCTTACCGTAAGGAAACAAGCGGAGGTCCTCAACGTCAAGAACATCCTTGAAGACAGGCTCGGGGAAATCAAGCGGACGCTGTAATTCAACCGCATCCTGTATAGTCAAGTCTTTTGCGAAATTAGCCAAGTAATTAGTAGTGCGAATAGCATTGCAACCGTTGTAGTCGTAAGTACCATCGTCGCGGATCCTGTAACTAACGGTTCGCACAATCGCCTTGATCTTGCCGTCCACAACTGCAACTGATGGATTGGTGTTAGTATACATGCTGTCCGGGTTAACCTGCGGAATTTTTACGGCTTTAAAGGACGGCACGGTCTCTGCCAAAGGTCGTACGTACCAGAAGAGGTTCCTTCGAGCCCCCTCAATGACATGAGCAGGAGGGCCCCGCATTAGCGACAGTTTATCGCATTCTGCAAAACCAATCAGACGGGTCTTGTCGTTGTACCCGCCTACAATAGACCGCTCTTCAGTAAAACCATACGCGTAAGGAGTGCGCTCGACAAATAGAAGATCACCAGGATAAGGAATAGTAGCACCATGGTGGGCGAAAAGCCACGAAGTGTGTTGCTGATCCTTTTTCTCACGGTAATGGCGGGCGAGGTCATATAGCGGTTCTGCGCGGGACGGGCGACCGTTGTAGGCTTCGAGTGATTTAAATACAAACATTGCCTCGTTGCCCATAGCGCGATGAAGGCGCGCGATCTGCAGGCGAGAGTACCAGATTTCTTCATCCCAGCTACCATGCTTGATATGTTCCTCGTATAGCTCCAGCGCGCGGACGTAGTCGCCGCTGTCCCGATAAGTCTGGGCAAGGTAGAACAGGGTACGGGCGTCGGTAGGATGGTGCTTCAAATATCCTTCAAGAAGTCTCTTATCTCTTTCGTACTTCTCGGGACGATTCGATCCAGTTGCGTGATCTTTAAACCACCAAATATTATCCGGCAGAATAGCTTGATCATTTGTGCCAAGATATTCATGCGTGACCCCGTAGTAGATAGCATCCGACCGTGCAGCAAGAAGGCGCATGTTCGAATATGCGAGATCCCCCTGCTTCTGGGTCAAGGTATAACTTTCATGGGTAAGAATTGGTAGAGGTGCTTCTACTACCAACTCCATATCCGCGTCCATGAACAGACAGTAATCCCAGAAGAAATCAAGCGAACGCGCAAGCGCGAGGGCCTTATTCCGAGAAGTCGCAAAGTCCTTGAATTCCCCGTCACAGACCCGGCAGAAGATTTTTCGTTCTTCAAAAAACTTACGGATGTACTCTTGCGAACCATCCGTTGAGCCGGTATCCAGGATTATAACGGACGTAACGTGATCGGCTACGCTCGCGCACGCGCGAGGCAGATTAGCCATCTCATTTTTAATGATAGCGTTCCAGCAGAGACGTTGAATCGGCATGGAGTGGAGGCTCCGTTGATAGATGTTTAGCCGTTACTGATTACGAAGTTCCCCTGAATGGCGCGATCAGTTGTGTTCGTAACCTGCGTAGTACCAGCAGGGGTACCGTCGAAGGGGTTAAACGTCACCCCTGTATAAGGTGTGTTGAACCACACCGCATTCAAGACCCGAGGGTCGTAAAACGGCACGATGAAGATGCCGCCAGTAGCACCCGTAGTACCGCCGAACTGCGAGGGATCAGCTTGCGAGAAGCTGTCGCTCGCCCCGGTTGCGTTACCGATCGAAGGAGCATACGCCCCATATACGCCCGGACCGGTAGGACCGGTAGGGCCAGTCTGACCCGTAGAGCCTGTGTTACCCGTGGGACCAGTCTGCGGACCCGTAGGCCCCGTAAGCCCAGTAGGGCCGGGGAACATTGCCGCACCCGTGACGCCGGAAGCCCCGCTAGCACCCTGTTGACCAGTTGCGCCCGTCTGCGCATTGAGACCGGTGACGCCCGTCTGGCCGGTTAGGCCCGTATTCCCTTGAGCGTTATTGGGGCCAGTCAAACCCCCCGGACCCTGCGCGCCCGTAGGCGTCTGAGGAAAATTACCAGTCGGGCCGCTTGCCCCGGTGTTACCGGTAGGACCACCAGAAATACCGGTATTGCCGGTGAACCCGGTGACACCTGTAAAGCCCGACCGACCGATATAAGTGGAAGTAGCGCCCGTAGGCCCAGTAAGGCCAGTCTTACCAGTCGCGCCGCCAATCTTGAAGGCTCCAAGGCCGCCAGCTGTCGCGCCAGTCTGCCCACCGAGGTTGATGATATCAACAACCGTTTTAAGTGTATCTCGAATAGGGCTCAAACTTTGGTAATTGCGAGGACTACGAATGCCCGGCCCGTTGAATGTACCAGTGTTACCGGTCATTTTAGATTACCCCGCCGAAACCACCAAAGTACCACTGCTGTTCCACACCGCACCGAGAATATGGGGATTGCTCGAAGGCGGCACAAACAACCAGTTAGCCCCTTGCGCGCCTGTAGGCCCAGTCGATCCCGTGAAGCCCGTGAAGCCGGTTGCACCAGGAGTGGGACCGGTGTTACCCGTAGGGCCAGTCGCTCCCGTCGCCGGAATGGATGTACCAGTGGGGCCAGTAGGGCCTGTCTGACCAGTAGGACCAGTCGTGCCCGTCCCAGGTGCTCCAGCGCTGCCCGTAGGACCCGTAGGGCCTGTCTGGGCTGTACCAGCCGCGGTAGGTCCGGTAGGCCCTGTAGGACCCGTAGGACCACCAGCGGGCCCGGTCGGCCCAGTAAAACCCGTGGGACCAGTGCCCGCACCTGCCGGTCCCGTAGGACCAGTGTTACCGGTAAAACCAGTCGGACCGGTTGGACCAGTCGGACCCGTACCGGCCGGACCAGTGTTACCAGTCGAGCCACCGGGACCCGTAGGGCCACCAACATTACCGAAGTTAATGATGTCAACAACTTGTTTAAGGATGATGCCAATAGTGTTCAGGTCATAGAACCTGGAACTGCGGATGTTGACCTGAGAGGGCATAGGCGTTAACCTTTTATTAAACTTTGAATTACATCACACACTTAGCAGGAGGATCTTAATCAGTCCTTACCGTCCAGTCGAGAACACCAGTAATGTCATCGGCAGCGACAGCACCAGCATCACTGTTAGCAATCCCGGTAGTAATCGCATACGCAAGTCCGTTATAAAACGGAACCCCATTATTAAAACTTGCGGAGGAAAAATTCGCCCCTTGATTAGATGTAGCTGCAAACGGCACGGAGATCTTAACAAGCGGCACATCAGTCCCGACAATAGGTTTCCGAGACATATCATATAGTTTTACAACCCGAGCGCCACCAGTTGCACCATTATGAAATGTCCAACCGGTTACTTTACAGTAACCATTAAACAACACCGTAGCGTTCGTTCCGCTCGCAGAATTAATTGCCGCGCCCATTATCCCGCTCCACCTTGTATTGGTCTGGCCCCAGGCCCCTTCATGTTTCCGGTAAGGGCTGTCTGCGGCCCCATATGGTTAGTAGATAGAGGAGTCGGACGACCTCCCTGCGCTCTGGCTGCAGCGTGCTGCATATTACTTGGGACGCCTCTCGGCGGTGCTGGATTTCCAGGGCCGCCCGACCCCGACGGCGCCCCTCCAGGCGCCGGTTGCTGTCCTTGTTGTCCTGGCTGACCAGGGGTAGCCCCCTCATGAACGGGCGGACCTAGCGGCACACCCATCTCTTGGTCTATCCCGCCTGCAGCCAAATCAGTAGTTATCCTTTGCACACCCATCTTAACGCCAGCTTGCACGCCCTCTTGAATTGCCTGCTGAACGTTACCCCCCGCCCCCGGCTGCTGTTGTTGCGTTTGCTGTTGTTGCATCTGGTCAAGCTTGTCGTCAGGGGGGATAATTTCTTCCCCGACAAGACCGATCGTGTTAGACACCGCCCGCAGAACCTTGCCGCGACCTCCGATGCCCATGATATGCTGGTCGATCGGGTTAGCCGTCGCCTGCAGGAACTCTATCTGACGCTGTCGCAATGTCTCCCGCTGAATTGCCACGTTCACTCCCTCAACGCTGACACGTTCCTCGCCGGTCAAGATCCCAGAAGTATCCGTCAAAAGAATTAAGTCGAAGAGTTGAAGAAGAGCAACTTCCATAACCTCTCGATCAATATTAGCCGATACTGTCTGCAGTATTTTGGATGCATTACCCATAAGCATGGCAAGACCCGAAGCAGTCCTACCCGCATTACCCCCAGCCGAACCACCAACATATTTTGGAATAGCGGATACGTCATCAGCAACTCCAGTAAGATATTCCAACACCTTAACAAGTTTATCGCTGTTATCTTGGGGTTGAAAAAATTCAATCGGGGCTCTATTACCTGCAGGGGCCCCGGCCAATAAATTTTTTCGGGCATGCCAGCGCTTCCAAGGAAAAAGGTCCTCCGTGTTTTCGGAAGGGTCGAACTGATCATCATCGATAACGACCTGGGGGCCGGACGCAATAGATAGGTTATTAATTAGAGATCTTAAGGTAGCGTTTGAACACTCCTGCACGTCGCTCAGAAGATCGGTAAGTCCATTTCCGACAGGAGTGCCGGGTACTTTTTCAAAGCTTGTGATGAAATAAGGGTGTCGCATCCTCGGAGAGGGTGACAATTGAGCTTTAATAACGTGGGAACCAATGCACCAGACTTGGACGTGATAGTCTCGGAGTTCGTCGGGAACCGCGAGACCATAGTCTTGCAATATGCGGCCCTGGACATTACCGTTGAACTCCATCATGGACATCATGGAGGACCGGTTCCAAGCGGGGTTCTCCCGGCTCTCTAGGAGCGCTCGCTCAGCATCGGTCGTGTCCCAGTTGTCATATAAGCCCCCTCTCCCAAATTCGTCAAGTACCGCCAGGATCTCCTCATCATTGTACCCCGGCAGCCCGATACATTCGTTCAACTCGGCGCGGGTAACTTGCGACTTCTCAATCATGTTGGCATTATTGATATCGGCTACCCCAGGCGTCCACCAAAGATCAAACGGCGAACACCGGACCCACGTAAGCGTAGGCTTCATCTGAACGGTTGGCTGGCCCCCTCCATCGGGCCAAGTTACAGTAGGAATAACCCGAACCACCGGTCCCTTAATACAAGCGAAAGGAAAAATAGCGATATCCACCAAGAACTCAGCGAGGGCATGGTAGAATCCTCCTTCTCGTAAAATTTCATCGATCTTGTCCTCGCTAGCTTGCGCTTGATCCGCGGCTTTCTTCTTAGCCGCATCCCGGGCACTTTGCATAAGTGCCATCTTGCGCTGTTGAAGGTCAGTACCTTGAGGCGGTTGACCAGAGGTCTGCTGAACCATTTGCAGTTCAGTCTGCATCAGCTGGTCAATCTTCTCCAAAATCTCCTGCGGAATAACGGGATCGTCCGGTGGCCGCAATCCCCAGGGACGGTCGGGCCCTAGATAGATATCCCGCAGAAGTGAACTAGCTGCCCGGCACTTCTGGGCAATCATTCGCATGTACACTTCGCTACCACCAAAACGACGGATTTGGTGGAGCTTAGTCTCGTCATACTGACCGTTGAAGGCCCGCAGCCCAACTAGCAGCCGCTCGGACCATCCCGCATTCGTATTGCGATGGTTCCTAAAGATTTCGAATTGACCCTTGACATAGCTTACTAACGTCGATACATCTGGAGCACTCAGCGCTTGCTGCGCTGAACTCTGGGCCTGAGCCTGCATAGACGCCGTTTTCTGTTGCTGAGCGTCAAGAACAGCGGGAGGGATAGCCTGAATAACACCAGCGTTGCCAAGAGCGGCCATGATACCTCGGAGGTAACAAAAGCCCCAACGCCCCAACTTATAAGTGCACTGGCCCGCGAATTAGCCATGGGCCTGAAGGGCGTAGAGGACATTTTAACTTCTTTAGGCTTATCGCAGTTGGATTACGATAAGCTTAACAAAGACAGCCGGTTTATTGAACTCCTTGAAGTTTTTCGGTCGGACTGGGCCAACTCTCTTAACACTGCATCCCGCAATCAGGTCGAAACGGCGATCGCCTTCGAGCAAGGCCTACCTTACCTGTTCGCCCGCATCATAGACAGAAGCGAGCCCCTGAACCACGTAACAGAGGCTATGAAGCTTCTAGCAGACGTGGCGGGCTTGAAGAAGCAACCACAGATAGGTGGGCAGCAAGAAAAGTTCAAGATCATCATAAATCTCGGGGAGGACCACAAGATGGAATACAGCACTCCCCCCCTTATCGAGGAGAAACCTACATTATGAAGTGTCTCGCACTTGCACCAACACTAGCCCTAGTAGCATGCACCCTCAACTCGTTCACGGTAAATTGATGCAAGAACCATGTTCGATTATACAGCACCTCCAACAATCGCCAGATTCGCAAGATCAGAAGCTTTTGGAAGACTACTTGCTGGCCCTCTGGGTTCTGGGAAGACTACCGGCGTCATTGTGGAACTGCTTAGAAGAGCGATTACTCAAACGCCTGGAGACGATGGACTGTCTTATACGCGATATGCAGTCTGCCGGCAAACCCTCAAGCAGCTAAAAGACACGGTCCTCAAGGACTGCGAGACGTGGCTAACAGCTAACGGACTAGGCGAATGGAAAGTCTCAGAGAGTTGTTTCCACGTCAATTTCGACCACGTTCGAAGCGAATGGATGTTCTTGCCTCTCGAAGACGCAAGCGATCAAGGTCGATTGCTCTCCATGCAGCTTACTGGGGCATGGCTCTCAGAGTGCATCGAGATGGATATCTCAATCCTAGGTCCGCTCACCGGTCGTATCGGTCGTTATCCAAGCGGCGCAAAGGGGGCACCGACCTGGAACGGTATCGTGGCGGATACTAACATGCCGGCGTTGATGACGCCGTGGCATGATTTCATGATTAAAAAACGCCCGGATTGGGACGTTTTCATACAGCCTTCTGGACTAGACTGGAACGCGGAAAATTTAGAGTACCTACTGCAAACTGCCGACACGAAAAACCTTCCCCTGAGCGATCCCAAGCGCATAGAACGGGGGCGGGAATATTACAATCGCATGGTGAGGGATCATGGTATCGATAGCAACTTTGTTAAACGATACGTTAAAGCAGAATATGGTGACGACCCTAGCGGCAGGGCAGTATTTTACGAAACATTTCGACACGGATGGCATGTCGTGGACGGGACTGAAGTTATCCCCGGCTATCCCCTTATTATTGGCCAGGACTTCGGACGCGACCCATGGTCAGTTATTTGTCAACCCGATCATTTAGGCCGGCTCCTAGTTCACGAGGAAGTTTCGGCTGATAACATAGGCCTAGAAAAACACTGCCAGCAGAACCTGCGCGGCAGACTGATGCAATCGAAATACCTCGGATGTAAGGTAGCGATCGTAGGCGACCCTGCCGGCATCGCTAAGTCCAGTCACACCGAAGAGACCTCGTTCGAGCTTATTACTCGGCTAGGTTTCCCCTGCATTCCAGCGCCTACTAACAATCTAGACCCCCGCATTCGAGCTGTGGAGAGCTTCCTGGGCCGGCACACGCAAGGGGGGCCCAGCATGTTGATCAATCGTGAGAACTGCCCCAAACTAATTAGAGCCCTAGGCGGGGGGTACAAATTCGAGTACGCCAAGGTGAGCGGGCTTCGCCGGGTCATCCCCAAAAAGGATGAATACAGCCACGTCGCAGACGCCCTTCAATACGCCTGCCTAGCGTGCGCTGGAGGGCAATATTTAGCCATCAGCAAGGCGTTATTCAGTCAAAATAGGATAAAACCTAGAGGGGCGTCAATAACAGCTGCTGGCTGGACTTAATGGGCTTCCGGGATTCCAACCCCGGATGTCGCTTGCCCTAGCGTGTGCCAGCGGTTTCCGGTGCACCGGTGCTAACGACACAAAGGATAAACTAACCAACTTTTCGCATAAACAACGCAGTAAGCAGCCCGCTGCAGCAGGCCGTGGCGATCCCGATCAACCAGTTCAATGTGTTCCTGGCCCCCGCAATGTGCGCCTGCGTCTTCTCGACCTCTGTAAGGCGAGTATGCAATCCCGCAATGGTAGCCTTCATCTCCATTTCAAATTTATCCATGCGGTCGGGCAACGTCTTCACTGTTGCATGAATGGAACCTAGGATATAATTCATATCCTCGGTGAACGGTTGATGCGGCACCATTACGCTATCCCCATGAATGGAATGGCGTAACAGCCGACCGTTAATAGAAGATGTAGCTTACTTTTCTTCGTCGTCCTCCACCGGGAGGTCGTTAACATTAGTGCAGCTAATGTAACCTGACTCCAGCGGATCGTTGTCCGCACGAAGTTCCGTTTCGATGTCCGTTTTCACGGCTTCGATATCCATCATACAGGCTTCGGCCGTAGGATAGGTATCTTTCGACACGAAATGACCGTGCGCACCGGAGGCAAGCATAACAACTGCGAATATCTTGAACATGTTACGTTCCTTTGTTAGTGCTTTTGTTTGGGGGCATCCAAAACCTCCTGAACCAGGAGGGCTTTTTCGGCCATAGCGAACGAATCTTTGTCCAACAAGGCACACAGCCTATCTATAGACTCGCCCAACGCTTCCTGTGTAATGTTACCGGCCAACATCGACGTACTAATCGTTTCGAGCGTCTGGATACGAACAACCGAACCATAGACACTGATAGCGTTCAACAGGAACTCTCCGACGAACTCATCAGAGAGATTAGATACACCTTGCACGATCCGCATACACCAAAACGCGTTGTGCTTAATGTCTTCCCCATTAACCAGAACGTCCCGTCTACTCAGGGACATTAAGGTATTCCCAGCACTTTTTTCTATCCGCCTCCCCCATCTCATATCCGATAGAGTGTACAGTTGTAAGCTTTATCTCCTTCAATGTTAATTTCTTACGCAGCTTGCAGATGATAACGTCAATTATCTTCTCATCCGTCGCCTCGTCCGGGTTCCCCCGATTACTTTCAACGATATCGTGTAACTGCGCCCGATTAACATGCCCCCTACGCATGAACGTCAGAAGAATCTTACTCTCCAACCGCGTCGTCTTGAACAGCTTAACCAGCTGAAAAACAAGCTCCCCGTCGTCGATCGCCACAGTCCGCCTGGGAACCATCGGCCCCCTCTTATCAACAGGCAGGAACGGCGGCCAGTCTTCACTGGGCAGGTCAAGAATCACCCCGGACGCCTTAGCAGCTGCCAGGATATCCCGAATGTCCACACTGTCACCCGGTCGAAAAATCCGCTTGAGAGCAGCGATAGGTACCCCCTCCAATGCCGCCCGTACTACCGCACTCTCAAGCGAAATTAATCCTACACCCGGAAGACCCGTCACCTCGAACATTAAAGATCCTTTTTCACGTCAGCTACAACTTCTTTCACTGCAGCTGAAGTGTTTGGGATTACAGTACTCACGTTCGACTTCTCGACCGTCTGAGCCGCCGTCTTGATATCGGCACCGAGCTGCGACCCCGTCGTCTTGAGCATCGCCGAGTAATGCGTATAGAAGTAATACGCCAACCCGCCGATCACAAAAATTACCACCAACCAACCCGTATCAACCCATCCCCATTGTATCATTGTCATTCCCCCTTACTCGTCTTCATCACCGATCTTGTCATGGAGCGAAAGATACAGTGCGCTAAGACTAGCAACATGGAGCGGCGCATCGTCGGAGTAACTATCCAGATGATATCTGATAAGTTCCCGAACTTCCTCGATCGACAGTTTATAGTTCATCACTTACTCCCTACGGCTGGAAATTTCGACTTCACCTTAGCCCGTACAGCTGCCTTAACATCGGGCGACTTGTTAGCACTCCTGGCCAGGGCGTTGCGTGCATGAGAGGCGTCAGGGATTGGGTACGATCCAGCACCCGCCCCCTTCGACCCCTTGCCTTCCCCCGGCAATGCAAAATCACTCTTCGGTAACGCCTGTCTTGTCTTGCTACTCAGCTTGGCCATATCAAACTTCCTGTTCCGGCACGAAGCACCGTATATACAGCGAACCTGCGGAGTATGTCAAATCGTACCATGCCACTGCCTCCCCCACGACGTTACCGTACTTCCTTACAACCGCCTCCTCCGGGACTCGAACCCATTCTCCCGTATGGCCTTCTCGCGGGTCAGGAATTTCAAAAGTAACACCATCTCCAGCATACCGCCAAGCAGTACGATGACCATCAGCAAGGTCACAACATGGCACACCGCGCTCATTTTTCACCGCCTTGAACCAATCCTGCACGGCGGGAGGCACATCCTTGTACTGGTCCGGCCCCCCTCGCCCGAACGCACTCACCGTCAGAGCCAACAACCCTACAACCCAAGCACCCTTCAACAGTGTCATCATAAAAATGCTCCCAGATCGAACCCATGAGCCTCGCACACTTCAGCGGCCAACACCTTAAATCCCTGTCCGTCGTCGAACTCGATGCCGGCACACGCCTGATAAACGTGGATCATTTCATGAGCCATTGTCGCCATCATGGTTTTAGGGTATGTGTGCAGCTTGTTAGAAACTTCAAGCTTGAAGGTCGGCCCTTCCCCAACGCTACACCGGCCGCTAATCTTGGGACTCTGTGTAACCGCGAACTCAATATCCTCGGAGGGTGGCAGGTTCCATCGGCAGAACGGTTCCGTCATCTCCAGCATGTCGTACACGGCACGGAGCATGTCCTTCGTAAATACCATCACAACGCCTTGATCACATCGCCTTGATAGTATTAAGCAATATCTCCCATATCGAAGGGTGGGGAGAAGCAGGAGTCGCTACCGTTAGGTGGGGCAACTGTGGTAGGGTTTTAGGTAGCAAGGGCGGAGCCAACGGGCCCGCCGGGACGCTAGTCATGAAGCTTGTGGTTATGGTAGGGTCGTAGGCTTCTAGGGCTTTGAGGAGCGGCATACAGCCCTCCTGAACATCCACGGCACTCGCGCGATATACGTGATCGGCAACATACTTACCGGACACGTACTGATCGCTGCCACTCCACACATACGCACTGGGCACCCCGCGGCCGGCATATCCCAGCCCGTTATACTCTTCAAAAATTGTCGCTACGCCCCCCGGAGTCCAGTCGTGCCATAACGCCGCATGGGGAGGACAATCGATGAGGGCGTCCAGACAACTCCTCTCGAACGCGTCCGGGCCGAAGAACGGGCCGCGGCCAGCGGGCTCATGTGTGGATACTTTACCCAGCGGGTCGCCCTGCGCAAGCTGGCACTCGAAGCAATGGGGCACACCCGCCTCGCGCTCGGCAGCGATGCCGATGAACCACCACGGTGGCTGCGCATAACCCTTGGAGTGTAGGAGATCTGCAGCGGTCTGGAAACGGGCCTTGTTCTGGAAAATTACATTGGCCCTGATCTGCACCCCCGCCTTGCGGGCGGGTAGAAGGGTCATAGCGTCCCAGCGTTGCTGGTTCTTCTTAATCAGTTCCCGGATATCGACCATGGGGTCACGCCTTCCAAGTGATTGCCTTCACAGCCCACATCTGGGCAGTCTGCGCTTCGGTGATCGCAACACTGTAAAGCCGCCTAGTCTCACTATCGGTTGTACTGCAGCGAGCGATATCGCAGAAGTTGATTATCTCGGCATAGAGCGCCTTGATCTTATCTACGTTGTTATCGTTGGACGGGTTAAAGCTCAAACCGACTGCACGGGCGCCGTAGGACATCGTTTTTTCCTTGGCTAGGGTAGTAGCCTAAAACCCTAAAACGCTCTCAGCGGTCTCTAGACGGCATTGGTGGGGCATCTGAATCCCTTTTAGGGTGGTAGGGTTTGAGATAGGGACCAAACGTTAATAAAGTCTTAACGTGTCGATTTTAGGTCCTACATATTTTCAAAGTGGATCTTCGCGCGACCCTGGCACCCCCCAAGTCCAGGGTAGCGGGGGGCAAAAAAAATCCGCCCCGTCGCCGGGGCGGACCGTGAAACCCTACTACGCTTCGAATCAGGGGAGAGCGTCTATGCTTCGGAGTTTCAGTAGGAGGCCCCGTAGCTCTGGCATTGCCTCGCCATAGAACTCATGTGCCTCATCACGATCCAAGGTGTGGACGTCAGTGAAGACGTCTTCGGCGATTTCCAACAGTGTGACAAGGTCATCCGTTTCCAGAGAGGCATAGGCGGCGGTTTCAGTAATGGTCATGTTGTGGGTGTCCTTTCAGTGTGGGGTTACCGTTGGCTTAGCCGCTCTTCAAGCGCCTTCGCTAAGGCTTCGGGGATTTCGAAGTCGGGGAACTCTACGGTTTCGATGATGGTCATGATGTGGGGCCCTTTCAGGGGTTAGGGTGGGCCAGTTGGCCCACCCTTGTTCGCTGGCCCTACTCGCCCTTGTCCTTTAACCCTGGCAGGGTAAGGGCTTCCTCTATCGCCTTGGAGTTGGCCAGCAGCGTCTGCCATTGCGAGCGGTACAGGGTGACAGGGAACCGCCCCAGACCGTACATCGATAGCGCCCCCTTTTCCCCGACCTTGAATGTAACCTTGCGAGGCTGGTTCAGCTTGGCTTGCAGAACCGCGCTCTTTTCCCGCTCTGCCATAAGCATGGCCAAGAGTTGATCATTCGACAGAGCGGTAGTCTGGGGCTTCAGGGTAAGAGTGTTCGACATGGTATGGTGTCCTCGGTTGCGCCGGCCGGTTCGACCGGGTCACCCTTGCTCGCTGGCAGCCGCTGTAGGCTTGGGGCTGCGCAGGTAAGAGGCCCCTAGAACGGATTGAAACCCTAACAACCTATAAGTGTGAGACTTGAATGGCTGTCGGGTAAGTAGTGGTATCCCAATAATATCTAATGGTTTCAGGGTGTTAGGGTGAAATGGCTAAAAACCAGCGATTTTGAAGATAAGACTAGGGGTGAATTACAAAAAACCGCGTCCACCGAGTCCTGCAGGGGGAGGAGGAAATGTAAGTTATTGATTTTATTAAAATATTTGCAAAAAATAGATAGAAGTATAAATATTTTATACTTCTTAATAAGACGCGGTCCTCGGTTTTTGTAATTCTCTATATATTCTATCGCCGAAATCGCTGGTTTTAAGCCATTTTGACCTAACACCCTGAAACCCTTACACAAAGTCGGGCTCTCATTTTTGTCCCGTTTGTAAGCCATTAGCCATACACGTGGCAATTGAAATCTAATAAAATCAACAACTTAGCCCTCCCCTCCCCCTGCGGACACCCCAATCCCGACCGCGTCCTGTGCTAAACCGCGTCCTGACCGCGTCCTGTGCTAAACCGCGTCCTGTGCTAAACCGCGTCCTGACCGCGTCCAACTTTAGCTATAACCGCGTCCTTTGCCTTGGTGCATCCTACAATATTACAACCCTAGACATATAAATTTTGCCGGTTTACGAAGTTGTGCACCCTACAACCCTACAACCCTAGATGCGACCGCGTCCAACTTTAGCTATAACCGCGTCCGCCGCCAGCGAACAAGGCCGGGCCACCGCGTCCGCTGCGGCCCCAAATGAGGACACCAACATGAAGGAATTTAAGTATCTTGGGTTCGGCGGCCTTGGAGATTTATATGCCTACGGCGCAGGAGAGCCGATCTTTGTGGCTCATGCCATGTCACTGCCTCGAACCCCTACCGCACTGATCGAAGCCTTGCGGGCTATCGGCCTTAGTGACGGGAACTGGCACATACCTTGCATAAGCCTGAGCGTAGCGGAAAGGCTGTTCCGATAACCCCACCACTGAAAGGACAAGACTAATGGCCTACTTAAACGAGGAATTCGCCAATGCCGTTCGTGCCATGCTTGACTGGAGTAACAAGCACTCAGGGTATGGGTATGTCTCGCAAGAGGAAGCCGCACCATTCGTCGAGAGCTTGCCCGAGTTCTGGCGTGAGCCCGCAAGGATCATGGCGAGCCTAGGCTACTACGGCGCTGCCGATGATTGGCTTCGTGACAACGTGGAGTAACACCATGGCAATGACTGCACAACAACTGGCACAAGCATACGTCGAAACTATTCACGGGCCAACGGACGGGTGGGGTGCGTGCGTGCATCCGACCCTTGGACGCTCCGACTATATCATGCTGCACCTATACAAAATGGTAGGAGAGGACGAGTGTAACCGCTTGATTGACGATGCTATGATAAAGTTCCAGCCCTGAAACGAAGAGACATGCTAAACCCTGATCCGCCGCCAGCGAACAAGGCCGGGCCACCGCGTCCGCTCCGCATCAACTCTGCACCAAACGAGGACATCACCATGGCACATCTTATCCAACAGACTAACGGCCGTATCAATGCAGCGCTCGACAAACCCGCGTGGCACGGACTTGGCCACATCATGCAGCCTCTCGACACCATCGAAACTTGGTGGAGTAAGGGAGGTTTGGATTTCGAGGCGCTTAAAGTACCGGCTTATGCCCACCTTGCTGATGGTACGGTGATACGGTTAGAAAATCAACACGCGATCGTGCGGCATGACACACATCATGTCCTGTCGAACCGGACCATGTCTGACCAGTACAAGCCGGTTCAGCCGAGCGAATTGCGTGAGTGGTTCCGGCAGTACATCTCGGTTAACCCTGATTTCCAGATGTCATCAGTCGCTGCGCTCTTGCAGGGTGAGCGCATATTCGCGACCGCTAAGTACAACGGGGGGATGACCGTTGCAGGGGCCAAGCACGACGCATACCTCGCCATGACGACTAGTTTTGACGGCACAATGGCCACCCATAATTTTGCGACGATGGTCAAGATCGTATGCAATAATACGCTCCAGGCTGGCCTTGCCGATGGGGGAGCAAGCAGGATCACTACGTCACACCGCAGCAAGTTTGACGCTAACCGCGTTGGCAAGGAATTAGCGAAGGTTATCAGTGGCTTCGCAGCATATAAGGCGATGGGCGAGGAGATGGCAACGAGGCATCTGGAGAAGGAGCAAATTAATAAGTTGTTCCGGCATGTTCTCGATATTCCGTTCGAAGCAGGACGGGATGACGTGTCCACCCGCAAGCTGAACCAGTTTGACGAACTGTCTCAAGCTTACACTCAGACCGTGCGGGAGGAAAACAACACGCACATAGGGACGGCATGGGCCGCACTCAACGCTGTGACGCGTTATGTTGACCATGATCGGGGAAGCAATAACGTGGAAAAGCAATTTGTGTCCGCTCAGTTTGGCAGCGGTGCAGCGCTTAAGGCTAAGGCGGTTACATATCTTGATGAGATCTGTGATGGCGAGCTGCTGCGTGCCGTTGCTGCCAAGACGGCTAGCGATGGTGACGTAACCGCTATCCTCAAGCAATCTTTCCGGCCCACACTGGTTGGCTAAGGGCTTGCAGCCTGATAGGCCCCTACGGGAGCCTATCAAACGGCACGCCGCCAGCGAACAACGGGGACACCGCCCCGTGCCGCTCCAAACTGAGAAAGGACACCACCATGAACGGTATAGTAATGCTTTATCGCGACCAGTACGGGAATTGCGAGTATGCAGCAACCGTGGAGGAACTACGCAAGAAAGTCGGTGGCAAGGTTCGGAAAATGTATCGCGACGACCGTGCCGGTAAGACGTACCATGTCGGTTACGTTGTCGGTCAACGCTGGTTTACCGCGTACCAGCCAGTCAGGAGGAAACAAGATAGTGCAGTTTGTCAATACGAATGAAAGGACACCACCATGCAGATCAAAGGTCACGACTACGACGTGTTGCGCAAAGGATTGTTCGACACGTTAAAGGCACACAACTTGCATCCGTTCATGGTGCAGAACGCAGGTCATGCTTGGGACGTTTTCCACAAGGCGTGGAACGAAAAACGAATTGATGGCAACGATCTTTACAAGCGATACAACGATCAGAATTTCTCTACTGCGTTCAAACGCATCTTTCAACCTTAAACCCTGAAAGGATACCACAATGAACGATAACCCTTTGAAACAGACCCGCTGGGGTAAAGGAAAAGCGAGGTTCATGGACGGCCTCAAGATACAACGTATGATTGCAGCGCACGAGCTTGGGTGCCGTGATTATCGCGACCCGCGACCGATGTTAATCCCGGTTTATCTACAATCAGACGACGAGCGCGACGCTTACACCACGGGTTATTTGATGGAACGCGGGCGCCATGTGGAAAGGAGGGAACAATGACTACCTTAAAACGCTATGTTTCCGCCACTGTCACCTACAACGATATGACCAATATTGATAAGCCCGGTATCATTATCTCGCTGTACGGACCACGCGGTGGCACGGTATCTCTGGCCGAGCTTAGCATCGATGAAGCCCATAATCTGCACGATCAACTAGTTAAAGCCCTTTACTGGTGGAGAGAGGACCATGACCATGGTCGATGAAACAGAGAACGTACGTCGTGAAATGATCGCAACTGGTCAGCCGCAGCGTGACTTGGAGCAAGCACATCAGCGTTGGAATACCGCTCAACTACGGGAGGAGTTCGAAATACTCGACTTCGCCGCTCCCTTCGTGGTTGTGCGTCGCCGGGCCGACAACGTGACCGGTAGTATGGAGTTCACCCATAGCCCGCGCTTCTATTTCAACTTCGTCCCCCACTAAATGTTAAGCCAGATGTGATCTAAACGATGGAGAGAGGACCATGACTATGTTCAAGATCATAGCAACGGTTGCAGCCTTGCAAGGATACGACGATGGCGTGTCTAGCGACGTATTCGTGTCCAAGGTGGAGTGCATGAAACAACTTGACGCTCGCAAGGTCGAGATGTTACTTGACGCCTTCCATCACGGCTGGGAGCCGTACAGCATTGCAATTTCTTGCGTGCGTACCGATATGCTCAATCCTGAAAGCCAGGGAACGCCAGCGTGACGGGAGTGACGCGTGAAATACGATCCGAAGCGTTTAGAGGCCACAGAGCACTACATACAGGCGGACAAGTCGGACCCGTTCCTGCGGGCTAGAATAGAGCTTCACATGTCGAATGGCGTGTGCGGGTTCACCCCTACCGGCGAGGACGCGTTCTATGCAGCTACCGCGGTCCCTGAAACCCTAAAAGGCTCTGACGGTAGTCTCTATGTGACCGTCAACTACCAATCGAGGATAAGACCATGACTGCCAAGTTGGAAAATGGGTGGATTGATTGGCCTCCCTCTGTCAAAGACGGAGGAGGCGGTGAAGAAATTCCGTTGCTTGACACGTCGTGGGACGTGTTGAGCGAGCTTGATGTAACTGAACCCCTTGAGGTAACCCTTAGGAGACGCTGCAATGACTCAGCTGGAGAAGACGATCGTGATTTCAGTGTCAGCGGTTATAGCTTGGGGGATATTTGCGATCGGCATTATCGCAATCGTAAACGGGCTTAGAATGCTGCTATCGTAAGGAGACACCACCATGAAGGAACAAGTAAAAGACTTGTGGGTAGCAGCGCTACGATCAGGTGAATACAAACAGACACAGACCGTCTTGCACGATGGGGACGGATATTGCTGCTTGGGCGTGCTGTGCCGTGTCTTGGGAAAACAGTTCGCTCCTGCTTATACGAATCATGAACGTGCCGTATATTTATGTGAGGGTAGCACTGTTCTTCTCCCCAGAGTGGTCCGGGATGAGGCGGGCATGAAGAGCGATAGTGGAGCCTTCGGTGTTGCTAGGTCCTTGGCTGATCTCAATGACAAAGGTGTACCGTTTGACGAAATTGCCAGTTTAATTTCTGAGCACTGGGAGACACTATAAACGCGTTCGCGTATACTGCGACTTTATACGCGAGAACGTATAAACTTGGGAAACACAAAGATGGACACGGAAAAGAGGCGTGAACAACTACAAGCTCGGCTTGACGCCCTGCCGAGGACGCATCTCTTGACAATGGAAGAACAACAACTATTTCAGGAACTCGTAGATCTGAAGAGACAGGCCCCTGATAGTGGTGTCTCAGGGGTGAGCGCCACCTAGTGGTGCTCGGGAGTGGCGATCTGGTAAATCGCCACTCCCTCTTATTTATTTTACCACGAGAGGAGAAACTACATGAAGAAGCTACTTGGTGCGACGCTACTTGCTACTGCCATAGCCCTACCGGCTTTCGCGGTTAACGATGGGTGGACTGTGTTCGGGGCCGCTGCAACGTATGACCAAAAGGCACATAAATGGGATATTTCACTTATGCGGGAGTATCCTAACGGTCTGCCGTGGTTCGACACTCTGGCACATGCCTCGGTGGAAGCCTCGTTGCTCTTGACTGAGGAGACGAGAAACTATACCCACGTTGAATATCTTGGTCTGCAGCCTACGATCGCGGATATCGGCAAATTGGCTGGGGACATGTTGACCGTCAAGTGCACGCCGACCGCGTGTGAGAGTTATTATTTTGTTGCTATCGTGAAGACCGGAGGTAAGTGAGATGAAGACGCTTCGAAACATACTGTTGGCCGCTGCGGTACTATCGCCGTTTGCCGTTACCCCCAGTCAAGCCGCTCTTTGCCCGACTACACTCGCCATGAAAAATTGCTGGTTTGTGTTGGGTGAGGTTGTGCTGCCGAACAATCTCAACACTCCGCCATGGACGTTTGGAAATGTTTTTACGTATCCCGATCCGACTGGCGGATATACAACGCAGGCGGAGGCTGTCAGTCTAAGTAATGAGCTGCTAGCGGTGCAGGCCAAGAATGGAGAGGTTCATCTTGTTGCGTACCTTGGTGTGTTCACTTCGGACGCGGCGTTCGCTACCGCGGTGAAGGCACAAGCTAACTGTGATCATTTTACCGATCCAGGTTGTCCTGGAGGGCGGTACTACACGGGGGTAATTTACAAGCCCCACACGTAAGGCCGAAACGGGGGTACGCCCCCGTAGCAGCGTTATGCGCTGCCTGATGAGGCCAGGAGACACCACATGCCCCACAAAGATCTGGCTGCAAGAGCAGCCTATGATAAGGCGTATAAAGAGCGCCGTAAAAACGACCCCGCGGTCAAAGAACAACAACGCCAACGGACTTTACGGTATCAAGCCCGTAAAAAAGCGGCACGGCCCGTGCCGTTCAAAGAGCCTGTTGCTCCTAAACTAATAGAAGAGAAGAAGATATTCAGTACCGCCACACCCAAACACGAGAGGAGAAGAAACTTACACACTTACAAGAAAAAGGTGAAAGACGATCGAATACAGATGGAAAGGCTAGTTAGACTTTTGTTCAAGGTGGCTTATCCATACGTATTCGACCCGAACCATTACAACTACATCGTGAAGAGAAGGACACCACACCATGACACGCGATGAAATTTTAGCAGCCTACGCCGTCGGCACCCGTGATTTCTTACGTCCCAATCTGAGCCGCGTCGACCTGACCGGCGCCAACCTGAGCGGGGCCAATCTGAGCGGCGCTAATCTGAGCGGCGCTAATCTGATCGGCGTTAATCTGAGCAGTGCCGATCTCAGAAACGCTGATCTGCGCGGGGCCAATCTGGGCGGCGCTAATCTGATCCGTGCCGACTTGACCAACGCTGACCTGAGCTACGCTAACCTGAGCGGTGCCAGTCTGACTGGTGCCCACCTGTTCGGTGCCAAGTTGAACAGCGCTAATCTGGGTCATGCCGACTTGAGCCGCGCCCACCTGCGCTACACCATCCTGATCCATGCTGACTTGACCCACGCTGACCTCGCCCATGCCGATCTGAGGAACGCCATTCTGATCTCCGCCGTTCTGACTAGCGCAGACTTTCGCGGTGCCGACCTGACCAACGCCAAATTGACCGGGGTTGAGCTGAGCCATACCAATCTTACAGATGCTATACTTCCTAGTCTTTCTATCTTGCCAGAGGGCACAATCATTGGATGGAAACGACTTAGGAAGGGCATACTTGCTAAACTGGAGATACCCAGCGAAGCACGCCGCGTTAATTCAACCGGGCGTAAATGCCGCGCGGAATGGGTTAAAACACTATGGCTTTCAAGCGGAACGGAGGCGTTCGGTTTATACTGTGAGGAAACGCTATATGTGGTAGGGGAAATAACCCGGCCGGATGGATTTGATCCGGATTTCCGCCGCGAATGTACGCAAGGCATCCACTTTTTCATCACACGTGAAGAAGCGGAAGCGTATGAGGGGTAGGGGGAATCGCGACGCCGCCAGCGAGCAAGGGCGGGCCCGATGGCCCGCTCTCACCTTAGAGGGACACCACACCATGTCATATGCTGTTTATCTCACCCCTAAATCCGGTAATGGAAAGACGGGTCCAATACCTGTCTCAACTACCAGTAGAAGCACTTGTCCCGATGCATGTCCGCTCAAGGACAACGGCTGCTATGCTGATATTGGCCCCCTTGGTTTACTCTGGTCGATCCTGTCCGCTGCAGAACCGGGCGCATTGGTAAAACGCAATACCAAGGCTACAATGCAAACCCTTACATGGTCGCAATTTACCACTGCCATATCCCAATTGGAGGACGGCACGTTATGGCGGCACAACCAAGCTGGCGATCTGCCGGGCCTTGGGGACAAGATAGACGAGGTTGCTCTTGACGATCTTGTAGAGGCCAACAAGGGTAAGCGGGGGTTTACCTATACCCACAAGCCGTTGACTAAGGCCAATAAGGCGGCAATCAAGCGCGCCAACAAGCGGGGCTTCACAATTAACCTATCGGCAGATAACCTGAAAGAGGCTGACAAGTTGTCCGCGGCCAAGGCTGGGCCTGTTGTCGTGGTGTTACCCGAGAAGGTACACGGACGCACATATATCACTACCCCTAGGGGGCGTCAGGTTGTAGTGTGCCCTGCTACGTATCGGGACGACGTGTCCTGTGCCACGTGCCAATTGTGCCAGCGGCAAGAAAGGAAGGTAATCGTAGGCTTCCCTGCGCACGGGGTGCGGAAGAAGAAGGCAAGCGCAATAGCGGAAGGGCGTCCGTCATGATGGATGAAATCCTTGAACAGCTGGATGCTGAGGGGTATATAACCTATAACCCTAACACCGAACAATTTGTAATCGCCAACAAATTATGGGCGACACGCCTGATAGACCTCGCTTTCGAGCGAGGTTTGTTTACCACTGAAAGCTTGACACTGCACTAAGGAGGTACATCTATGTTGACTTTGCAATGGATGGCGTCAATTTATATGTTGACGTTTGCGATTGTGATGAAGACGGAAAACTGGCCATCCCACTTTGTATTCAAATTGGTGCCCTCGGCAATCGCAATCCCCCTGCTGTTCTTTGCTTTCGCTCAACTGATGGGATGGCCAGTGTGATTGAAAATTTCCTGTTCCTAGATGTCGAATCTTATTACGACAAAGAATACAGTCTTCGCAAGATGACTGTGCCAGAGTACATCTTGGACAACAGGTTCGAGACTATCATCTGTGCCGTGGCTATCAACAACGACCCCTCCACTATTGTGGAGGGGGTTTCTGCTTTGAGCAATTTTCTGTCTCAATTCGACCCTAAAACCACTGCAACTGTCACTTACAACGCCCTATTTGATAATTCAGTGCTAGCGTGGCGCTTCGGTTTCGTGCCGGCTTTGATGCTAGACAGCATGAACCTAGCACGAGCGACGCGGGGGCATATATTGCCTAGGTTGACCTTAGAGAAGGTATGCGAGGTGCTCGGCCTGCCCCACGACAAGAGTACGATTGCCAAAGTTAAGGGTATGCGCGCCGATGCCATCAAGGCTGCCGGCCTGTGGGACGATTATTGTGCCTATTCGAACCGTGACAACGAGCGCTCTCGTGATATTTTCAAGATGCTTGTCCAAGAATTACCCTCTGAAGAACTCAAGGTTATGGATCTTGTCATTCGTTGCGCGGTCGAGCCTACTTTCCACGTAAATCAATTTGCTTTGAAAGAACACCTTAACACCCTAAAAACCTCTAAGGCTAACCTTCTTCGAGCCTGCGGCCTCTCTAAAGCCGACCTCATGTCGTCCGATAAATTTGTGAAAGCTCTTGAGGCCAGACAAGTTCCGATCGAGTACAAGCCTAGCCCGACCGGGGAAGGTACGATCCCTGCTTTGGCTAAAACCGATCGTTTTATGGAGGACCTGCGGAATTCCCCTGATCCTGTAGTTCAAGCGCTAGCTTCGGCACGGCTCGGGTTCAAGTCTACCATCGAAGAAACCCGCACCGAGAAGCTAATAAACATATCTCGCCTTATGATAAAGATGCCCGTGCCGCTCCGGTATGGGGGGGCCCATACACACCGCCTTAGTGGGGAGTGGGGCTTAAATTTCCAGAACCTTCCGGCAGGGAGGGGGGGCCAGACAAACGCTATCAGAAGGGCTCTAATAGCGCCTCCGGGGCATGTGGTTATATCCGGTGACTTGGCTCAAATCGAGGCGCGGCTGACCGCGTGGCTGGCCGGCGAGAAAACGTTGCTGGAAGAATTCAAGCAGGGTGATCCTTACAATTCGTTCGGGTCACTCCTGTTTGGATTTGAAATCGATAGAAAGAATAAGCATCCGGGGCATGGGTTCATTGCTAAGACAGGGGTGTTGGGACTGCAGTACCAGTGCGGGGTTAGGCGGTTTTATAACATGGTCCTTACTGACGCGCGGAGATTTGGTATCGATCTTAGTGGGTTAGGTATCGAGTGGACACCGGAACTGGCACAAAAAACCGTTGATGCTTATCGAGCGAAATATGCTGCGATACCAAGGTTGTGGCGAATGCTGGGGCGGGCCATAGAGACAGTATGGGGGACTTCTCGCTCGGCTGACAATTGTTCGTCTGTGAAGCTGGGGCCGGTCACTATACGGCACGGGGAGGTTGAGGGGCCGAATGGCTTGATGATGCGATATGGTAACCCTCGAAGGATGCCCGTTTATGATGGTGAAGAGGTGATAGGGACAGAATGGGGCTACAACTACGGAGGTAAGCCGATCAAGCTATTCCCTGGCCGCCTATTGCAGAATATAATAGAGTTATTAGGCCGAACGATCTTGATGGACGCAGCGCTGCGGCTAAATAACTTGGGGTATCGCTTCTCCCACCAAGCCCACGATGAGCTAGTTTACTTGGTTAAGGCTGAGGACGCTACGGCTGCTGCACAGACAATTCTTGCAGAGTTAACTAGGGCACCATGGTGGGGCCGGGATATCCCACTTAAAGCTGAGGTGAGTCCTGGCCCGAGCTATGGAGAGTGTAAATGATGACGCGTGAAGAGTTTGAAGAGCTTATTTCCGCGATAGACAAAATGGCCAAGGTGTTGAGCGCGCAATTTGTAGCGGACGAGCAAAAGGTTAAGGCGTTACAAGTCTATTGTGCTGTGTGAGCACAAGTGGATCATGGGTGGCCTAAATGCGCTGCTTATGGATCATGGATGGAGAGCAAATGATGGATCGCGCTGAAGCTATGACTATAGCCCTGAGGCGGGCAACCGACGACAAAGAACTGGTGGAGCTGCTTATGGATCATGGGCTGCCTAAATGCAGGGCAGATACTATATCTGCTGCTATATTGGCTCACAACTACGGCATGGAGGCACCAGTGGTAAAAGATAGGGTCATCATAACGTTCAAAGACGGCTATATGAGAGTTATCGGCACATTCGATAAGGTGGAGGCCCCACTATGGGGGGACAAACACATCGGGGACGGTCGATACTGGGTTATAAGAATAGAAGAACCTATACATTTTAAATATGACGGGAGCTAAATCAATGAAGATATATCTGGCTGGGCCAATGCGGAATATAGAGGGGGACAACCGCTCAACCTTTTACAAGGCAGCGCAGGAACTTGAAGGGCAGGGGCATGAAGTCTTTAACCCTGCTACGGTTGACCCTAACACGCCGATACGTGCGGCGTTTGCGATCGACTGTGAGTACATCTGTGAACAGGCGGAAGCCGTATATCTTTTAAGAGACTGGGAAACGAGTCGCGGCGCACGTGCAGAGAGCGCTCTGGCTATGGCTCTGGGGCTACGACGGTTTATTCAAGCGAGAGGAGACAGCGGGCATGACGAATGGTTCGAAATCAGATACCCTCCCAACGGAGGCTGCTAAGCGAAAGAAATATCCAGTGGCAACGGGGTTTGTGGATTATTTCAAGGATGCCATGATAGAGGTTGCCCATGTTTCGTTTCATGGGAATGAACAACACAATCCGGGGGAACCCTTGCATTGGGCTCGGGATAAGTCTATGGATCAAGCGGACGCCCTCATGCGGCATTTTTTGGAAAGAGGGACGCGAGATAGTGATGGTTTGAGACACTCGGCGAAGATGGCATGGAGAGCTATGGCTATCTTACAACTTGAGATAGAAGCATCGTGGAGATGCACATGAAAAAGACTAGTTGGACCTTTTCCAAGCTGGAAGCGTACGAGACCTGCCCCCGGAGGTACAAAGAGTACTATATAACGAAATCAGCGGTTGAGGGCGAAAGCGAGGTGCTGCTTTGGGGCAACAAGGTTCACGCCGCGATGGCGAAGGCGATCGAGGACAGAGCTCCCCTGCCCGAGAATATGAAGCAATGGCAGCACTGGGTCGATACTGTCAAGGCGGGACCAGGAACGCTATACGTAGAACAACGCTACGCCCTTGACCCGACCTTCAACCCTACCGAGTGGTTCGGCAAGTGGGCGTGGCTGCGGGGTATCGCTGATGTGGTGCGTGTCGATGCCGATCTGGGGCTTGCGCTCGACTGGAAAACGGGCAAGCCGAAGCCCAACTCTGTGCAGCTGGGCATAATGGCGCTCTGCGTCATGCAGACCTTTCCTGAGGTGCAAGTGGTTCGGACAGAGTTTGTATGGCTGAACGATGACACGACTACTTCGATAAACTATTATAGAGAGACCCTGCCGGACTTTATCTTACCTCTGTTGAAGCGGGTCGATACGTTCGAGAAGGCTCACGAGGATAATAATTTTCCTCCTAAGCCGGGGGGCTTATGTACGAAATGGTGTGCAGTGAGAGAGTGTGAATTCCACGGGAAAGGAAGCTACAGATGACAACGGAGCTAATAGATCATGAAACGGGCTTGTGGCTCAGGTGTAGAGCCTTTATCGAGGATCAAGCGGCCGGCGAATGGGATATCCCGACTATAGTAGAAGATGCTGATAAACTTTATGAGTTTGTCTCAACGGAACTTAAAAATGCGGGAGCGATCTACTAATGATATGCCAGCGATGCGACGGCACAGGGCTTCTAGAACGAGAGCGGAAATTTGAGGCGTGCCCCGACTGCGGGGGGTACGGTATTATACATTGCTGTGAAGGAGAAATAGCCAATGACCCCCGAGGGGAAGATCAAGAGTAAGTTCAATAAGAAGCTTCTTCAGCTTAGTGCGGCCTACCCAGGCCGCATTTTTCGCCGCATGCCTGTTACGCGAGGGATGGGAGCGCCGCTCTTAGACTACATCCTTTGCGTAGCTGGCAGGTTTGTTGCAGTAGAAGCGAAACGCGACAAAGACCATTCGATGACGCCCCAACAAATAAACACTATGCACGAGATAGAACAAGCGGGCGGGAGGGTGTTTCTAATATACGACGATGACACCATAAACTATACGGTGGAGACTTTATGTCGGTACTACCTGAACTCATAATCTCAAAGCCTAACCAAGCTTTGGCGCTGCCGCGCACCGTAGGCGTCACGACGCTGTTCCCCCAGGGACAGCCTCTAGACGATCTATGGGTTATCCCACATGGGGTTGAGGAATACCACACGCTCAGAAAGTTGGGGTACGAGCTTCCTAATCCCATGTGTTACTACGAATGGAACAAGAACACCCCGTTCGACGTACAGCGTAAGACTTGCGATTTGCTGGTGAGCAACCATCGCGCGTACGTGTTGAACGACATGGGCACCGGTAAGACGCGCACCGTGTTGTGGGCGTGGGACTATCTGCGCAGTGTCGGTGCGGCCGGTAAGCTGCTTGTGGTGGCGCCCCTCTCGACGCTAGAGCTTGTCTGGGGGAACCAAGCGTTCGGCACTATCCCGCATCGGAAGGTAGCCGTTCTTCATGGCACTCGGGCGCAGCGATTGAAAGCCCTTGCCACACCGGGGGCTGAAATCTTTGTCATCAATCACGATGGGCTGCAGGTAATCCACAACGAGATTACGGCACGTAAGGACATAGACACCCTCTGCATAGATGAGCTAGCCGTGTATCGTAACAGTTCTTCGCGCTCCAAACTGATGCAGAAATTTGTTGAGGGCATGAAGTGGGTATGGGGTTTAACCGGCACCCCGATGCCGAATGCACCAACTGATGTGTGGATGCAGTGTCGAATCGTAACGCCGCACACTGTTCCCCGCTATTTCTCCCACGCTCGTGATGCTCTTATGCTTAAGAAGAGCGAGTTTTTGTGGGTCCCTAAAGAGCACGCGATTGAAACAGCGTACTCGTGGATGCAGCCGGCGGTGCGGTTCACTTTGGACGATGTCGTAGAGTTGCCCGAGCTAGTAGAGCGCTATATCGACGTGCCAATGAACAAGGAGGTAATGGAGACCTACAAGAATATGGTGAACGACTTGATAACGCGCATAAAGGACAAAAAAATAGTTGCCATGAATGCAGGAGTGGCTATGAACAAGCTACTCCAGATATCAGGCGGCTACGTATACGACGAGGACCATACCACGGTTGAACTTGACGCAGACGAAAGAAAAGATATCTTGATTGACCTGATCGAGTCAACGTCGGGCAAGGTTATTGTGTTCTGTCCGTTCCGTCACATGGTTACAGGATTGACTAAAACCCTAAAACACATAGACCATGCCATCATTCACGGGGACGTGGATGCAGAGGAGCGTAACAAGATATTCCAAGCGTTCCAGACTACTCCGCAATATAAGGTGTTATTGGCACATCCAGCGACTATGCACCACGGTATAACCCTGACGGCGGCGGACACTATCATATGGTTCTGTCCGATATTATCTTTGGAGATCTACGTGCAAGCCTGTGCCCGCATTCGTAGGGTAGGGCAGACCAAGAAGCAGCAGGTGCTGCATTTACAAGGAACTCCGGTGGAACGCCGGATATACGCCTTGCTGCGACGCAAGGCATCCGTGCAAGACAAGCTGCTTGCACTTTTTGAGGAAGCGACATCATGAACCTAACACTAGAACAAGCTGAGGATTTTAATATCGAAGAGCTTCCGCTCGCTCAGCAGGTGGAGCTATGGTTGCTGATAAAGCAGCAGATAGCGCTTCTGGAGGCAGCTCTCGATGAGGAGACTAAGCCGCTGTTAAGACTACAGTCACGTCTCTCTGGCAGTTTTGACACCCATTTGGAAGCTACCGGCGCCACATCTGCGCGGACGCCGTCGGGTACCATTCATTTGAACACCCGCTACACGGCGAGTGTAGATGATGCAGAAGCCTTCATGGAATTTGTGAAGGAAAACAATAAGTTCGACCTCCTTGAGCGTCGGGCCAGCGCAATTGTAGTGAGAGACTACGCCGAGGAGCACAAGGAACTCCCTCCCGGCGTGCGGTTAACAGCAATACGATCTGTCGGGGTACGAAAAGCCTCTGGCAAGGATAAGGATATCGCCCCCGGTGCAGTGATGGAGAAGCGAAATGGCTAACATTGTTCAAATGTCGGATTGGATGAAATCTGGACCCACGACCAAACTGGCGGCCCAGCCGATCGAGAGCCTTTCCGAGGGCATCGAGGCGAGCTACGCCATACTTGGTTACCGTGGCAAAAATCTTACCCTGCGATATCGTAAGGAGGAAAAGCCCTTCGTGCAGGTTGTGGAGGGGCGCCTGCAAAACCGCCAGTACATTGACGCAATAATCTTGCGCCAAAACAAGAACAAGTCGAAGACCTACTACGCGTCCTATGAGGAGGGCGCTAAGGGGGCCCGGCCGCTTTGTTCATCTGTTGACGGCATCGTGCCGGATGTCGGCGTCTCTATGAAGCAGTCAGATGTATGCGCTCTTTGCCCGCAGAACCAGCGCAAGATAAAGCCTAACGGTAAGCCGGGTAAAGCGTGTACGGACTACAAACGTCTAGCGATCTTCATCTTGCCGGAACTGACCGCGGGGATGTTCGGGGAACAACCTCTTATGGAGCCGGTGTTTATGCGTGTACCCCCTGGCAGCCTGATTGGCTTATCTTCGTTCGGAGCCACCATGGCCGCTCGGGGATGGCCCTTTAATAGCTTTATCACTCGGATAAGTTTTGACCAGGACGAAGCATATCCCAAGTTCGTGTTCGAGGCAGTTGGAAAGGTGGATGAAGCGCAGGAAGACTACATTCTGGAACTGTCGCAGGACCAGCTGGCGAAGCGCATAACAGGAGAAGATATGGCCGATCGCCGGGCTAATCCCCTGCTAACGACCCTCCATCACAGCGTTATGCTGGAAAAGGGTGAGGCGTCGATGGGGTCCCAGCCTAAGCTTATTGAAGCAGAGGTTGTCGAAGCTCCTAGCAAGTCACAACACGGCGATCTTGATGCGCGGATTGCCGGACTGATGAAATTGCCGCCTCGAAAAAGGTGAAGCATGACAGATGTACGCGACTTCCTAAGTCGCGTGCTTCCGTGGCCAGGGCCTGAAAACCCTGGCCATATTGGTCTCCATGTTCAGATGAAGATCGACGGCAGCACGCGCTGGACAGGCTACCCTTGCGCTACTATCGAGGAGTTCGAGCAGAACGTTCGCAAGGTGTTAACCTGGAAAACTACTCCTGATATTTACGTCTGCATGAGCAGGCAGGCGAAGACGAAGACAAATGCTAAGGGGAGAGAGGTAGCGGCTAAGTCCCAAGCGGATGCTCTTGCTCTTAAGAGTATCTTTCTTGATGTCGATGTGAAGCCCACGAGCTATGCAACCGTGCAGGAAGCGTTAGATGAAGCGGTTACGTTTTGTGATAGTATTGGTATACCTTATCCCACGGCTTATGTTTCTAGTGGCGGGGGCCTACATCTCCACTGGATTTCACAGGTGGCGCTACTACCGCAGGTATGGCAAGTATACGCGGATGGGCTGAAAAACGCTGCCATTAAGCACGGTCTCAAGATCGATGCTGCCGTTACAAGTGACAGCGCCCGTGTGCTACGTGTCCCTGGCACTTACAACCTAAAACAAGAACCCCGCCGACCCGTTCTTCTAAAAGGTCTACAAGAAGATGACTACGATTTTGAAACAGATCTGGCTGTGCTTAAAACTTTCGCTGGCAACGTCTCTTATAAGAACGGCCATGCGGGTCCTTCCGTACTGCCCGGAGGCCCGTCGGCGAAGTTTCTTCATCTTCCTATCGAGAGCCTTGCAGAGGGTATTAACCGAGAACCACAACCTCCGTTAAAGTTTGATCCTATCGCAGAACAATGCGGTTGGATCAGAGAAGCACTGTTAACGGGAGGTAAAGACTTCTCGCAGGGGGAGTGGAACCTAAGCACCCTCGTGGCTACCTTTTTGGAAGATGGTCACGAGTTAGCTCACAAGATGGCGGAAGGACATGATGAATATTCTTACGACGAGACTGAAGCCCTTTGGGGACGGAAGCAAACGGAGCGCGAGACGCTCGATCTGGGGTGGCCACGATGCTCATCCATAAAAGATGCAGGGAGTAAGCACTGTGAAGGCTGCTCCCTATTTGACCGTGGTAAATCCCCCCTTAATGTATTGCCCGTTCAGCCCCTATCACTACTCCCCACGCCGTTTAAAGCGGAGGTAGGGACGGGGGAGGGCGGCACGATCTCGGCAACACTTGTTCCCGTCGTAACCAGTGACCTGCCATACGGCTACATTATCAACACAGAGGGGCAAGTGTGCAAAGTTATTAAGAATAAGAAGGGGGAGACAAGATATCCTGTTGTTCTCCGTAACAGGTTATACAATCCATGGCTACAAAAAGGGCCCGACGCCTTGATGATGATCACAAGTGCCGACAGGGGTCACTATCGTTCTATCCAACTTACGTTCGAGGATATTGGAGGGGCGCACCTTGTCAGTCTATTGATGAAGCAGGCCGTCGTGCCTAGCGTTCCCTATGTGAAGGAGTTCCTGATGGACTTTGTATCAAAATTGCAAGAAGCTGCAGCGGCGCAGATATGCAAGCCGTTCGGGTGGACTTTCGAGGGGGCCGTATGCACGGGCTTCTCCTACGGCGGAACGATTTATAAGACTGACGGTTCTCAGGCGCCGGCAGGGCAGATCGACCCAATTATGCGGAGCATCTATACCCCCCAGGGGGAGAAGCAGAAGTGGTTGGACGTGTTCCGATTGATCATAAACCAGCACCGGCCGGGGCTGGAGTGTATCGTGGCGTCGGGGTTCGCGGCTCCGCTCATGTTCGCTACGGGTCAATACAGCGTGTTTATGTCGGTCTTCGGCGACACCGGGGCAGGTAAGAGCACTGCAGCCTCGTTGGCTACGGCAATATGGGGGAAGCCTCAGCTGGCTAAGGACAACGACAAGGCGACCGTTAAATCGGTGTTCCATAAGTTGGGCCAACTGCGAGCCCTCCCATATTACTGGGACGAGATAAAAAATGAGGATTCACAGAAGAAGGCCCACGACGTGCTGTATAACGCGACGCTGGGGTCGGAAGGCGACCGCCTGACCTCTAGCATCCAGCACAGAGAGAAGGGAACGTGGCAGACTATCGTGGGGCTGTTCTCAAATCCTGCATTTACGAACTATGTCATTAAATCGAACTTGAATACTTCGGCTGGTTTGATGCGTGTGTTCGAGTGGAAGGAGACTATCCCTGCCAAGAACGCCCCAGGCCAGATCAGTAACTCGAAGGCAGCCGTTATGGTAGGGGCCCTGGACCTGAACTACGGATTGCTGGGGAGGGAGTGGGCAGCGGTTCTCGGACCTAATAGGGAGCTTATACAGGAGGCTGTCGAGCGAAACGCTGAGTGGTTTCAAAGAATAACGCTGGACAAGGAGCGAAACACAAATGATGAAAGGTTCTGGATCGCCTTTGCGGCGGTGATTTTAACTGCCGCGGAGCTTACGAACATCCACCTTGGTCTTGGGTTCAACGTAAATCAGATACGCCAGTTCCTGGCTGAGAAGCTACGAGAGCAGCGCCGTCGCCGCGTTGTGGAGAACCTGCATGGGGGCAGCTTGGATCATACGGAAGACACGTTGACGCAGTTTTTGAAGACCCATGCGAGGTATACGGTACGAACGAGAGAAGGCGCGTACAGGGGGAGAGGGACGCCGCAAGGGGTCGAGTTTGTTGGAACGATACCCGACAATTACGGTATCCAGGTTCAATGGGTACTTGATGAAGCGGCACCGCAGCTGCGGATATCGAAACGGCAGTTAGAGGATTGGTTGCGTCAAAACGGTGGCGACCCGAGCATGATGCGAGACAGCCTGACGAGCTTCTTCAGCGCAAAGCTGGAACGAGGTATTTTGGCGAGAGGCACCCATCTACGGGCCGGCAGGGAGTGGCTTTATATTATTCCCGTACAATATGGATCGGCACTAGAAAACATGATGACTGGAGATGCAAATGGAAAAGGTCTGGATAGTAAGCCACGAGGGGAACAAAACAACCTACAAACTACGCAGCCCAATAACCTACAAGAAAAGCAAGAGAGCGACGATCAATTTTCCTTCGGTTATCTCTGGGACGAGCCGAAAGGAAACAATCCGAATAGCGGAGAAACCGTATGAAGATGCTAGGGGTCGGTAGCTTGGCGGATAACCCGCACTTTTCCCCTTATGAGAGGGTCTCGGTCTCGACGGACATGGTGTACAAATTGAGGGATGACGGGAAGACCTTCGGCGAGATAGCTAGAATTCTCAACTGCAGCAGACATGTCGTAAGCAGCAAAATAAGGAGACGAAAAAAATGACGGACGCTCAATGTGCCGACCAGATTACGCGCATAAATGAAATGTGGCGAGCTAGGGTCGAAGAGGCTCTACAAGATCAAGAGTTGCGCAAGTGGTGTATAGAACAATCTCTATCTTGCGAGCTGGCGGCGGAAATATATAAGTTTGTCACTGCCCCGCTCGCCGAACTTCTTGTGCGGGAGTGTCCGCCTAATTGAGCGCACAGAGCCGGCGCAGTAGCGGACTGGCGGCCGGCACCAAAAAGAGAGCCTCATGACCATCCTTGTTACCGGTGGCGCTGGCTATATCGGCAGCCACATGGTCCACGCACTGCGCGACGCTGGCGAAGCGGTCGTCGTGCTCGACAATCTGTCCACGGGCTTCAAATGGGCGGTGGCGACGGACGTGCCCCTCGTGATGGGCGACACTGGCGATCAGGCACTTGTCGCGCGCACCATGGCCGAGCACGATATCGACGCCATCATCCATTTCGCGGCCTCGGTCGTGGTGCCGGATTCGGTGTCCGATCCGCTCGGCTACTACCGCAACAATACGGTTAATTCGCACGCGCTGATCGAATGCGCCGTCAAGGGCGGCGTCAAGCACTTCATCTTTTCCTCGACTGCGGCCGTGTACGGTAATCCCGCCAAGGTGCCGATCGCCGAGAACGACCCGACGGCGCCGATGTCGCCTTATGGCGCATCGAAGCTCATGACCGAGATCATGCTGCGCGATGCCGGCGCAGCGCACGGGCTTGCCGCCGTCATCCTGCGTTACTTCAACGTTGCCGGGGCCGATCTGCAGCTGCGCGCCGGACAATCGACCAAGGGCGCGACGCATCTCATCAAAGTCGCGGTCGAGGCGGCGCTCGGCAAGCGGGCGGGCATGGAGGTCTACGGCACCGACTACGACACGCCGGACGGCACCTGCATCCGCGATTACATCCATGTGTGCGACCTCGTCGAGGCACATCGGGACGCGCTCGCCTATCTGCGGCAAGGCGGGCGGCCGGTC